TTATTTTAATAACTGTTTAATTTCCAATAAATCATCAGCGTTTAATCTGATTTTACCAAGGTCGCCAAATAAAAAGTCAAGCATAGGATTCGATGGTATTTCTAAATTCAGTTCACCTTTTCCTATCTTGATATTAAATCCGGCCATCTGAGTTTCATACACATCCATTTGTCTGAAGATTGATACAGCATCATTAATCAGCATGTCTGTATCTATGTTCCCGTTTTCGTCTGCAATAAAAAGCATTGCAGCATCTACATAGCTTGATATTTGTTTGTCAGATTTAGACAAGTAGTTTTTCAATCCTCTTTTAATATAAATAGAAGCTGTTGACAAACGTGGATGAGACGAACAGAGTTGATCTATTTTATTTTCTCCCCATGTCTGAACAGCTGTTTTTATATCGGACTTTAGCAAATCAATTTTATCGATTGTGTACATTCTTTACCCTTTCTGTTCTTTTTTCATTTTCAAAAATTCAGCGTAAGTCATATTTGAATACTTTTCAGTATATTCCTGGAATAGCATCAGACTCTTATTTGCATCTTCAGAGATTGTTTTTTTCCATTTTTTCAAAATTGAAAGATGGTTTTCCAAAGCTTTTTTACCTTCAGGTGAACGTTCTACAATAGGGCGCATGATTTTCATGTATTCTTGCTGCAAAATATTCATTACAAGGTTTTGTGACTTTTGGAATTCTTCGTTTTCATTCAACATGGAAAATTCACTCTCAGACAACTCAGAAGTAATTCTGTCTATTTCATCCCATACAGGAGACTGACTTTGTTGCGGCTGAATCTGAACCTGCTGAAGCTGCTGTCTTTTTTGCTCCAGTTGTTGTTGAGCTTGTTGTAGTCGAATGATTTCCAAATCCAGATCTGAAGGATTGGAATAGCTGGGTGTTCGCATTAACGGATCATTACCGGTTACATAGATATTCTGCATAATCTTCTTTTTTTAGATGGATAGAAAAGAAGTAGGGCACCCGAAGATGCCCTACCTTAAAATCAGGCTCCAGTGGATGCAGTCTGCACGCAAGCACAAGGATTGTAAGAACCAAAGCCTGTGACAGTCGGAGTGTTAGGTAATACAACCTCTCCAGAAATCATGCGGCAAGTCTTACGATCAGTGTAGTTGATTCCGGCAGTGTAAGCTTTTTCGATTTCGCACTGGATAAGTTTGTCCTGATAAGGACGAACAGCAGCGTTGATAGCAACTTCTTTTTCCAGGCTTGCAATTCTGTTGGCCAGAATGTCAAAGTTGTCACGCTGTCCTTTGTACAAAGCAAATGCGTCAGCATTTTGTTTTGCAGACAAAGCATCGAAGCTGTCACGTGTAGACTTATACAGTCCAAAGTCTGCGTCAACCTGAGATTTCCACAACTGGAATTTCTCGTTCACGTCGATTTCACGTGCACCAGCCATAAGTTCAAGGGTGTTAACTTTCTGAGACCAGATAGTGTTGGTCAGTTCTACCACGTCGTCGCATTCTTTAGCCCAAGACTGGAATGCAGAAGGAGTAGCAGATGAAGTTCCGCCTACGTTGTTGATGTTGACGTTTTCAGGCATACTGTTGCCAAATCCTAAACCACGTCCGCGTCCCCACAATGCAGCTGCTCCAAGAACAGTACCTGCAATACCAAATCCCAAAGCTGAGTTACCTGTAGACTTAGAAGCGTACTTGTTAGCACCGTCTTCATGAATCACTTTTTCAACGACTTCTTTCTTTTCAGTATCCATACTTTAAAGTTTTAATGTTAATACTATGTTTTTAATGACACAGCAAATTTATTGCTAATAAAAACACTGGATTAAGAAGCTGTTTTCATCCTGTTTCTTATTCTTTGCGAATATATTGTGAGTATTCCATTACTCCTTTTCCTAACTTCAAACTTGGTTATAAGATTTCGTATTCCAGCTGGAGTTTTATGCATATACTCTGCAATTTGTACAGGATACAATCCTTTTTCTCTTAATATGTCTACTAATATGCTTCTTGCATCTACTACTGCTGTAGACTTGTTGTTTGAAAGTATTAATACTTCTGGTACTTCTGTTTCTTCAGAAACGAAGTGAAGAATGTCATTAAAAAGTTGTGTCTTACACATAATATTAAATTATTATTTTTTTAGAATATATGAAAACCAAAAAAGTATCTTACTGCCACACCAATGGAAACAGCAGCCATACCGATTGCCAAATCTGTTATATTCCACTTTCCACCGTAATAGTGGCATCTGTCTGAATTTTCCTTCATTGCCAGCAGTATGACTCCTGCTGACGGAGAAAGAAGTATTGTGGCCAGAAGGTAGACCACAAATCCTATAATGTTATTTTTCAGGTTTTTGTATTTATAATTAAAATGCTGCAAGGAATTTTTATGCATTCCTTGATAATGCATCTTACGTGGCTGGTTAAATCCACTGCGGCCTTCTTAAAACCGTACCTTGCAGCCTTAAAAACTTACCGAGTTATTCTACAAACTGTCAATAAATGTATTGATAGCATCGTTCATCATGACATTATAACCAATCGCAGACGGATGATAGTTTAATGTACCATCTACATTAGTACACCAAAATTCACGCGAGGCTTCTGAATCTAATGATACAATTTTCATCCGTTTAAGATTACCCATATCAAGATATGGTACTCCATACTTGTTACATACTTCTCTGATTGCCTTTGCATACTGATTATTCCAAGTTTCGTCTCCAGGCTGTGGCATAATTAGAAATCCTAATTTTGCAGCAGGTAGTTTGAACACAGCTTCGCGAACCATGTGTTCCAAAGCTCCACAGAAAGTTCTATCATCAAAATCATCTGTAGTGTAATCATCTGCTTCCAATAGTGTACCAAACGGGACCTGTGTCTCAAAGTTTTCTCCTCTTTGATACATGTCATTAAGTCCACCAGACATTATAAGGTAATCACATCTGTTACAACACACTTGTACCAATGGCGAACCATTAATTACACTACCATCCATAGCTTTAAATGTGTTTCCATCCGATTTATACGCAAAAGTTGCAGAAAATTCAATCCCTATACATTCATCCTCTTTTGCTACAATTTTTTCTCTAAATGTATATTCTGTCACATCTGCCTGCATGGATATTCTTTTCAGTTCGGTTTTTTCAAATGTTACTTTATTCACAGAATATACTATAACAGTACCAGCTTTTTTCCTTCCAATAATTCTGTCAATCTCGGTTATATCCTCAAATAAAATGCTTTTTGCATATTGCAAATCTGTTTTCTCAGTTAAAGGATAATTTAAAGGTGTTTTTATGTACCCGTTTTCGCTGCAAATCTTTAAAACTGAGCTTAATATACAACTACCTGTTAATGTAGATATTGTTCTTCCACTCCATACATAAGAAGCTCCGTATTGAGTATTGGCTAGAGGGTGCCTGTATGCAAAGTCATTCGGATACCCTTTAAATTCTAATGCATTAACTCCTGCTGCATAACTATTACCGACAAAGAATACCGATTTTCCTGTATATTTATCTGTAATATATCCTTTAAGAAGTTCGATAAGGCTTTGCATTGATAGAGATTTGTATGGAGTATTATATAACGAGGATGAAATCATGGTAGATAGATAGTACGGAACATCCACATCAGATTTAGCCAGTTCTGAATCAAGCGAGATAATTACAGGAACTGTCGTTGGTCTATACACCAAAGCATAATCAGCTTCACCTGTTTCGATATTAACAGATTTATCTCCATAACTTTTTGAAACGAAGTTACCTTCTTTGTCATAAAGACTCCAAGACATGTATGCTGTATGATAATATGTGGAATTGCGTCTTACTGGAACAAGAAATATAGAACTATACGATGGAACAGAAAGAATACCAAATATATTGTCTTTTTTAGAACCTTTTATTATGGCGTTATTTTCAGTCCATAAATTACCGCTTTCTATTTCTGAGACAGAAGGATTCATTATGTTACCTGACAAACTAATCATCTCATCAGAAAGCTCATTATTGGTTATTATTACTGCCCTGTCTGCATTTAATATGCTGACAATAGGTTCAATGTTAACTTCATTATCTGATGCTAATTCTAAAAAGAAGACAAATTTATCTTCTTGATAAAAAACAACCACCTTATATGAACTGCTATTTGATGCATCTATTCCAAGTGTTTTTGACTTAAGAAGTGATATTTTCTTGTAAAATCTGTTTGTGCCTTCCAGTATTTTTTTTGATGCAATATCAAAATTTCCGCACTTACCGCTTTCTGTAATTCCTGAATTCGTTGCATAGGAAATATCTGTAATATCGTCTTCAATAACCTGAATTTTTTCTGTTTCATTTTTCACATAATCCAGTTCGTGTCTAATTTGTTGAATTTCATTTTTCAAATTAGGTATTGTGATCAATTGTATAAGAATATCACCTTTTGCAACATTATTTTGTATTAAACCACTTGATATGTATGGGAAATATTCATCTGAAGAAACTTGAGATAATATATAATAACCTGAAGCATTTTGAATATAAAAGCAATCATTACTTATATCTACAGTGTGTGTTTGATTAAAGAAATACTCTCCGATACCTTTTTTAACATCTACAGAGTCAACAATATTCATCGTTTTCTCATTTTTGTTAAAGATACCGAGTTCTATAGTTCCTGCATTTCTAGCATTTATCTTTATTCCAGATACATTACTTACTTCTGGATACGCTCTGTTATTATACCATACAGTTCCGTCATCTGAATTAATATCTACATTGATATGAGAATATTCTTTTTCTCCTGTTATAGCTATTCCTTCAATTATATTTACTTTTTCACCTAGCTCGGTAAGTTCTTCCTTGGTTGCATACCCGGCATCTACTGTTCCGCGGAAAGCCCATCCGGGGTTTTGGAAGCTGAATACCTTTCCGTTATCTGCGGAGTCTGGTTCTGACTGGTTGTAGATGTTCACCAGCATGCCGCGACGGAGAAGGACGCCTTTGTCGTCCTTCGGTGCGGTGGAGTCTGATTCCATGGCTGACACGGATGTGTAGGTTTTGCGGATTCCCAGTGAGCTTCCGTTAATCTCCACATTCTCGATGTATTCTACTATGTCGTTGCTCAGCTGGCCGACTTCTTCCGGCGTTACTGAGTCTATCTTTGTCTTTTCTGCGAGCGCGATGGCGCGTTTTTTTAATTTTGTTGCTGTCATGATATTATCCTTTTATTACTACTATCTGTGCATCAGTTATGTGATCAAATAAAACATATTCAGAACCCATAATTCTAATTTTTTTATTTGAAGATTCATATTTTATGCCTATACCCTTATCATTTATCGATACAGGATATATATTTAGTTCTCCAGGAACTGAAGATATTTTTGCAGGAAATGTAATATTTAACAATTCTTGTGATGAATTTAAATGAACTAAAATAACAATATTGATTAAGTCTTCTTCGTTGATATTTGCATCAGTATATACATCTATATATTTAATATCATCTTCTGTTACGTCTTCAACTCTGGTAGATTTAATCACAACAGGTATTTTTGAATTAGACTCAGAAAGACTTGATTGCAATGAAGAATACTTCCCATCGGCATCAGACTTGTTTGATTGAACTGTTTTTTCTAACGCTTCAATACGCGAATCTGCTTTTGATGCAGTTTTCAGGTCAATCCAAGCCACTGTGCCGCTGGTATCCGTACTAAGGTATGCTTCATACTGTTTCTTCACTTTGTGAACCTGCTGGTTTTCGAATGTTCTTTCATCAGAAAGCACTTCACGGAAACATAGCTTGTTGTTTCCGATGGCTCCCAGCGCAGGAACCTGGTACAGCTTACCTGATATAACCACGCCACCTTCCACTACATTCTCCTTTCCACTGTCAAGGCAGCCCCACAATATGCAGTTGTCACCGTATGTGCGTACCGCTGTATCAATCATGCTTTTAAGACTGTTCTGCATAAACGACAAGTCGTCTGCCCATACATCTTGTCCGCCGTCGTAAGTCACTAAGTAATCATTCATAATCGTAAATGTTTATTGTATAAACCCGTCCTGCGGGCTTGTTATATTCTACTATATTTTTTATTTCTTCTATTCTGTCTTTCAGGTAAGAAGGCACGTTTACTATGAATTTAAGCTGCCCGTTCTCTGTGCCATTTTGCAGATAAGTATGCTTCTGAGAACCTTTATAATAGAAGTAACAGCTAGGAGACTCATTACGCAGATAAACAGAACGGTATAATCCTGTTATATCAGTGATATAAATATCCTTATTCTGCAACAGGAAGTAATCATTCAGTGCCTTCTCGATGTAGATTACCTGGCCGTTCACGCTCAGCCGGCTGTCGCACAGATCACGATACTTCATCAGCTCATCGTGAAGGTACGATATGGGAAGCGTGAGCACCTTCAGAAACGCAAACATCTTCTTCTTCCTGAGAGGAGGAGGAAGAAGAAGAAACGCAAACTTGAAAATGTCAATTTTGTACCACATAGCTTACTGTATTAGATAGATCTTCTGCAATGAAGCAGCCGGACTCTGCCGTATAGTTGTTACCAGTCACCACCGTGTACGAGCCGGTGCTTGTCTTTGTCTGGACGGTTCCCAGTTCCACGTCGGTCACTCCCTGTACGTTCTGTATTGCGTCTACGCACTTGGTCTTGTTGAATGTTCCTCCGTACACGATTCCGGCCAGATAGGCGTTAATGGCATCCTCTACGGGTTTTCCTCCACCGTCTATGCGTGTGCCGTCTGAGGTGAGTATCTGAGGGTCGTAGTACACCTTTACGGAAATCTTGATTTTGTCTGCCGGAAGACTGCGTATGCTGAGGAATACACCAGCTATTTTCACGCTGTTCATATACGATTTAAAAGCCGTTAGAACGTCTTCCGAAAGCGGTGTGGGAAGGTTGTTTTCCTGACCGGATACAAGTATCTGTATCGTGTTTCCTGCATCCTGTACGGCACAATATTTTACAACCTGCTTGGCCGTGTCAGCCACCGGATAACGGAAAGCGTGCGTCTGTTCGTCATACTCCAGTGCGTCTCCGTACTGGAATGCGAGTGCCTGGGCGTGATACCAGCGGACGGTAGGAACGATGCTCTGTGCAATGCGTTCGTCTACGTCCTGCTTGTGGGCATCAAACATGACTTCCAAGGCGTAAGCACAGGAAGCCACGATGTAGATAAGAATATTCTCGATGGATACGGTGCTGAAGGTGTTTTCCCATGTGGCATCTTCTCCCGTGATGCCATACGCTTCGCGCAAGGTGTTGTCCTCCATGAAGCGGTCGGTCATCGTCTTTTTTATTTCTGCGATTGTTCTTGCCATATCATACAAACTGTTCTGTGAATTGTTCCGTGAATATCTTCAGCCGCACCTCGCTGTCGGATGTCTCGGAGGTGGCGGGCGACACATTGTTAGCCTTGCAGTATTCCTGCATCTCCCGGTTTATAACCAGGTCCGGCAAACTGACCGTCATGCCGGGCGTAAGTTTTTCCGTGGGGCTTATGTCGTTCTCGCGTGCCAGGATGAAGACCCCTGCGAGGTCTCCATATTCCTGTATGGCGATGTCAAGAAGTGTCTGATTAGGTAGCACCGTCACGTTCATGTCTTTGTCCTCCACATTATCCTTATGAGTATCAGTATCGCGCCTGCCCAGATAATTGCCGTAGTGTACCAGGGCTTGGACTCCTTTCGTTCCGCTTTTACCGTCGATACTTCCTGCTCTATCTGCTGCATCCTTCTCTGTATGTTCGTGATTTCCGCATACAAGCTTTCTATCTTCGTATCGGTCTGCGAGGTATCCCTTCTCTCTTCCTGGGTGCTGCTGTTTACATACCCCGTCGTTACGCTGGTAGGATATTGCTTGCCGGTAGAATCAGGCGGTGAATACTCCGTGCGTTCCCAGCTTGCCGTAACCTCCTCCAGCTTCTGCCACCAGCTGGAAGAAAGTTCCTTAATCATCTCCTGCGTATTCTGATAGCTGCTGTCCGATACCTGCGTGTCGGACTTCGTATCCGTCTGCTTGTCGGTGGTGGCATCCAGCTTCATGGGAGGCTGCGACTTGCAGGCCGTCAGCATCAGTGCCAGGGTTACCAGCAGAAAGCTTTCCATCCACTTGTATGCCTTATCGAGTAGTCTTTCCATCATAACAGTATCAGATTGATAAAAATGATAATGAATCCGGTTATCTCGAGCCAGAACGCGGGCCTTGCATATACTATCTTTGCCAAAATACCTGTCTGCATGTTATCGGCCATCACGTGCCGCACGATATAGACTATCGGAAGAAGCCATGTAATCAGCAGCCAGGGATTCGTACATGCCACCCACGCCTGCGTACTGAGCAGAAGAAGTGCGGTACCGCAATAATGTATAATTCCTTCCGTTCGTTCCTTGAATCGGGGTGAAAGTGTAATGATTATCATTCCTATCAATGCCAGGAACACGAGGAACTGAATGTTTTCAGGCGTGCGTCCTACTGCTGACACGAAGAAGGTAAATCCGTTAAGCCCCAGGCAGACGGAAAACCATTTCGGGTGCTCCAGTCGGTAATAGGTCTCTGAAATTGAATAAGGAATACCGCCTGTCTTGTAGATTATCACTGCTGTATAAATGGCGAAAATCAACGCCGATATGATTCCGAAGATTGTTTCCATATTGATTCTTTTTTAAGTTCTACAAAGCTTTCCACCCATCCAGCACATCCTGCTGCACAGCCGGAATACCGTTTTCTACCAGGCTGATAGCCGACGCAAAAGCGCACATTGTCGCCTGGTCGTTCACATTTGGTTCGAATGTGGTAGGCACCTGCATTTCCCTACACACGGCTGAGATGTAGCCCGATGTGTGATTCTCCGTAGCGGGTGCCCAGCGGTTGATGTATTCCGCGATGGTTCGGCATCCGTGCAGACGGTGGTAGTTCTGAAGCGTGCGGATCAGTGCGCGATACCCCCACATGGGAGCGATGAACTGGAAGAATGTTCCGTCCGTCTGTTCCTGGCGAAGTCCCTGCCATTTGTCTTTACTCAGCCGGATGTTTCCGGGATTATTGTTGCGTAAACCTCTTGGTAACTGTGTCATTTTGTTTCCTCCTCTTTCTTTTCCTGGTCTAAAAATTGTTGTAAATAAGGTATCTTCCGTACCACTTCGAAGCTAAGCACATAATACATGAAGTTCAGCGGCCTGGAGTGAGGGAACAGCTTGCGCATGTTTCGCAGGGTGTTCACCCCGTAGAAGTAGCACACGGCATACACGATGCCTGTAATGCACTGCAATGCCCCGTCCAGGTTCTTCATTTTCTCTCCGATAATGTAGATGCTCAGCACGATTACGTAGAACACAAACGTCTCCAGCAGGCAGTGAAAGAACTTCCGGTTGTTGAACCGTTCGTGTTTGGCCACAATGCCGGCAATGAGTCCGGCCAGACAGTTAATCGCGAAGATGAAGAAGATGACAAACACCATGTCCTTCACCGGTGCGAAGTATGCCAGCGTGATGCTGAATAGCGTAGCCAGCATGTTCTTGATTCCTGTAATGATTTCCATACTTTCAGTTTTCATTTTTCGTCACATTAATAAGTCGCATCCACGCTGATACCGGAGTTCGTCACCGTCACTTTATTCACCTTCTGTCCGTCTATCTCCAGCTGCTCCCTTATTTCCGTACGCCATGCAAGCGGGTCATGATCCAGCAGCATGTCAGATATTCCTACGCCTACAGCCGGATTCTCTTTTATCTCGCCTTTGTACAGTCCGATAATGAGAGCCTGGTTCTGATACAGCACATTCCCGATAGTCAGGCCCGAACGGATTTTCCCGTCTGTGCCACGTTGTGGACGTATCATCAGGTCGTAATTTTCTTCTATTAATATCCCTTTCATCAGTGTGTCACTTTTGTATCTTCGTAATCACTTTTATTCAGTTCGCTTGCCTTTGAGGCCACCGCAGCGGCAGTTCCCGTCTGAGCAGTGGCAGAACCGGTAGTGTTCACCTGGTGAGTGTGGTTGTTGAACGTACGTACCAGTTCGTTAATCTTCTGGGTAAGCGATTCAATGTTAATCAGTCCTCCCAGCTTCCCTCCGTTGATGGTAATGCTTTCCACTTCATCTACGGCAAGCACCACCAGAAGGGAAAGGTCATTCGATAGACTTCCTACCACTACCGCCGTGCCCACCTTGGGAACTATGAGCAGATGGCTTTCATTCTCCGCGAGCGAAGCACGCAGCCTTACACCCTCCACATCGAGCGTGCCGAAAGTTACCGTGCAGGTAGTTCCTTCCACACTCTTTACGATGCCCTGCCAGATGGTAATCTCCTTTCCGGCTCCCATCATCTGCATCAGGTTGTCACGCAGTCTTCTGTATTGGTCCATATCTTTCAGCTTAATCTAATACCCAGTTCTATCGTTCTCTTTCCACCGTCCCGGCTGAATTCCGTAGTGACCGCACGTACGTAGTATCGTCCGTCCTTGTAGTCATAGTCAGGGTCGCGAAGCTCGGCCACGTATCCCGGCTCACAGTAGGGAATCATCCAGGTGGTAATCGTTCCGTCATACCCATCGAATGAAAGACGTTTCACCTCCGTTTCTCCGCGCTGCTTCATCGACGCATCATCACTGCTGGCAGAACGTATCTCCACGCGGTCGCCTCCGGTAGCACCCACTTCGTATTCCTTCACCTTTCCGTCTGGCAGAAGCGCTTTCACCACTACACGCACCTTCCGGTCTTCCGAACGGCGGTAAGTCAGGTCGCACGACTCCACGTTCAGCGAAAAGTCGTAGTACACCTCTTCACCCATTTTCGTGGCCGGAGGATGAATGTGCAGCACGTTGCCTTGCAGATAGATGTCTGCACCGCACTCTTCCTGCAACTTCTTCAGTACATCGTAGCCAGTAGCGGTATGTATCACAAACTTCTCATAGCTCCAGGTGTAGTCGCAGTCAATTTCGTATCCGCCGCCTACGCCATCTACCACCTTTTTCAACAGCGCATCGAGCGACACATTCTTCAGCACTTCATCCGGAACAGGCACACGGAACTTGAAAAGGTCGTCTTCACACTCCAGCGTAATGCTTCCGTTATCGGTTCCTATACGCTGAAGGTAGCCGGAAAACTCCTCACGCAGTCCGGTTTCCGTGTATCCAATCTTCACCGACACACGGTCGCCGCGCTTGATCATGCTTTCCACCTCCAGCGCCTTGTTATATTCCGATGCAGGAAGGGTGATTAACGCCGTGTCTGCCAGCAGCTCCACACTTCGATGTATTTCCACCTTATCCAGCATTCCCAGACGGAAATCACCTACCTGTATGTCATATCCCATCGTGTACATGTCACCTGTTGTTATTCTTCAGTAAAAGCTTATATGTGTCGTCGCTGTATGCGTTGATGGTGTACTGCTGGTTCTGTATGCCCTTCGTGAACGGAAAATCATAGCTTTCTACTACAATCTGGTTGATGCTGAATATTTCGAACAGCGGGCAGCGCACCTTCAGTTTGGCAGCCTCGCAGAAGTTACGAAGCTTCTGCACATCGTCACGCGGATAGTCGTCACGCTTCAGGTCCATCAGCGCACCTTCTATCTTCACCTGGTAATCGTCCTGCGTCCAACGTTCCTTTATGGAACCCCTTATCTTTCCCTTAGACACCTGACGACGGACGATAATGTTTCGTCCGGTCAGCGTAATCAGCGGCTCGATAGGAACCAGCCACCAGTCTTCCTGGTCCACCAGAGATATTTCCAGCGGAAAGCGCATCGGAACGCCCAGCGCGTTGGTACGTACCATATCCTCCAGCTCCGCCTCTTCCAGCATCATCAGTTCGTCGTATCCCGACGGATCCTGACGCGTTACTACCGGTTGATTGAAGAGCCAGTACGGAGGGACTTTCAGCCCCGTGGTACGTGCGGCAATATTTCCTAATATGAATTTACTTACACTCATCTTGCGCTCGACATTGCGGTTTCCAGACTTCTGTTCATAGCCTCCAGCATCACACGCTGTATTTCGGTGGTATCGGTCTTATCCATCATCGTCACGTTCAGGTAATCGAAGAACTTGGTAATGTTTACGGTTATCTGCGTGTTCCTGGTTCCTCCGGCGGTGATTTCGTTGGCCTTTCCACCATCGGATGCAGGTACCGTTCCGGGTGTTCCGTTTGTGCCTGCTCCTGAAGGTGAAGTGCCTGCCATGGCTTCCGGGTCGGATATAGCAGCCTCCTTGGCTTTCTGACGGCTCTGTTCACGACGGCTGTATTCATTATACCATACCGTAGTATTCTTTACCGTCTTTGCACCCGACCGTATCAGCTTGTTTACGCTTTCTCCGCCTACCAACTTTCGGGTAGCTTCGTTTGCCGTTTTCCAGGCACCTTCAAAGTCACCTTTCACCAGCTTCACAAGAGCCTTACCTACAGCGCCGATACCTTCCACTATATCCCAGAAACGGTCTACCAGGAAAGTGCCGATAGCTTCGCCAAAACCTTTAATAGTATCCCATGCCGTATAAATGAAAGCACGGAATCCGGAAAACTTGTTCCAGCAGTAAATTACGGCAGAAGCCAGTGCAAGAACCCCCGCTACAATAAGCCCTATTGGATTCATTGACATGGCTATGTTCAGCAGCTTCTGTGCTTTTTCAGCCGCAATCATGGCAGTTACCTGTGCCCACTGAGCGATAGTCCACCCTTTCAGTATGCCTGTGCTGATAAACATGTAAGTGTTATATCCTGCCCATGCAGCTGTAAGAGGAATAACAATACTCAAAAGCCAGTCCATATTATTCCCAATCCATACCACCATGCCAGAAAGTGCTTTAATAACAGGAGTAGTAAGCCGGAGAATCGCGCTAAGTCCGTCCACTGCAGGGATAAGAGCAGGCTGTATAATCTTATACATTTCCAACAACTTCTGGTTGAATTTTCCTACCAGCTGCTGCCATCGTCCGAAAGGAGTCTTGGCTATTTCGTTGGTCATGTTATAAAACTTACCTCCTTCTCCGGTAGCACGCTGAAACGCCTGACGCATTAACTCAAATGAAATGTTTCCTTTCGACATTTCATCTCTTAATTCAGATATGGTCTTACCTGTAATAGCCGAAATATCTAGCAGGGGGTTATAACCTGCATTAATCAGCTGAAGCAGGTCCTGACCTTGCAATTTTTGAGCAGCAGCTACCTGACCGTATACTAAAGCAAGTTGTGACAATCTATTCCTATCACCAGCAGCCACATCACCCAGCATCTTCAGGTCGCCCATTACGTTTTCGAGCGACACGCCAAAGCCCAGCATGGTCTTTGCGGCTTCCTGCGTGCCCAGACGGTCGTATATGGTTTCATCAGCATATTGGTTTAGTTGACCTAACAGTGCGGCACCTTTTTCCATGCTGCCTGAAAGGACATTAAAACTTACTGCCGTTTTGTCGGCACCCATACCAAGTTTTGCTACCACTCCGACTCCTGCCGTGAGTGCTACAATGGGATTCGTAAAGAATTCCGCACCCGGCAAAGACATAATAGCCGTCCGCAGCCGTCCGCCTATCGTCGTAGATAAGCGGTTGGCCGAACGGTCGGCAGCGTCCAGACGTTCCTGCATACGGGTAACTTGTCCTATTACCCCGTTGTCACGGCTTCGTATGTCTATAAGGAATTGTAGAATGTTCATAACTTGTTGGCTTTAGCTTCTTGTTTCCGGATGTCGACCAGTTGGGCAATCGTTTCAGCCCACTGTTCATCGCTCAGCGTATCAGGGTCCAGATGCAGGTAATACCTCAACAGCGTGTTGTGATAGCCAATCCAGTTGGCTTTTACACTACCGTCTGCACGGTCTACAACTTTTTTAATTCGGCCTCCTTCGCCTCCATCATTCCCTGAATCTTTTCGGCCACTGCGAAGAAGTAGGCATCATCGTCCATCATCTCCTTGTCACCGTCAATCCAGCAGTTATTCAGCAGGGCTTCGTTCATTTTTACGGCATCCTTACCGCCTGAACTGGCAGCCAGCGCATACGACAGGTCTTTCCGGTTTGGCTTGCGCAACACACACTTCTTATCTTCTACCGTAATTTCAAACACGTTGTTTTCACCGTGCTTCTCTTTCCACTCTTTGAGCTGTTCTTCTGTATATTGAAACATTTTTAAATACTGTTTAAAAGGGGTTATACATAATTGTTCTTGATGTTGAGAGCGATTCCAGGAAGCTCATGTTCTGAAAACTTGTCGCCCTGGTTCATACCTTTGGGAACTTCCGTTACTTCTAGCCCTTCAATAAGGTCAGTCTTGATCACATCTCCTTTTAAAGGGTTGCCATACGACACAACTACATTGAACGACGCATCCAGCAAGTCACCTCCTGAAGCCGCTTCAATGGCCTCCAGTTCACTCTGCAAAAGCGTTATGTTTGTTTCGTACGACTTGTTTCCTCGCTGAATGCTGTGCGGCTTGTTTCCCTTTGCGTACAGCGCTTCCTTTTCCTGTTTCTTCACGTAGGAAATAGCGCGAATCTTAGTCACCGGACGACCTGCCACGATGGCCGTAATATCGCTCCATTCGTATTCTTTACTGTTAAATATGTCCATAGTCGTTATGAGTTAGTCTGTACATCAAATCCAAGTTCTACATCAATCTGTCTTGCGTATCCATACGGACGCACTTTGAGCGTCATCTTTATGGTAGATGTAGCCAGTACGTTCTGCGTCGGGTCAATGTAGCAGGTAGCACCGCTTTCACCGGCAGAAGTATCCGCACTCAGTTCACCGTTAGCCGTCATGCTGGAGTTGATGGCACCTTCCACAGCAGCCTGCAAGCTTTTCAGTATTCCGGCCTGCATGGTTCCGTCCTGGTTTACGTAGACTTCATCTAGAAAGTAATCCAGCAGCGTATCGTAGGCAATTCGGCAGGCCTTGTCAATCACACGGCGGTGAGCGATATGTGCGTAGTCGTCGGTAGGATCTACACACAGACGGTCGTCCGTGTAGAAGTAGCCTGAACGGCCCACATGAATACGCGGAGTAATGTAACCTTTGTCGTAGATGGTAGCTACATCGTCCATGCTGTCTTCCACGGTGTTCTCACCGATATACATCACGGTGGGATACAGCGAACCGTCTCTCACACGTCCTATGTTACGCTGCACGGGGCTGGATGCCACACGCCCTGCAAAGATTCCCATAGCCGCACCTTCACTGGCCGACTCTGTATCGCCAATCACGATGCACACGCGGTTGTCTTCCCCGTCGGACAAGTCTTTCAGCGATTCCGCATCCTGATAGCTTCTTCCTTCCAGTGCGATAAAAATAGGCGCATAGAGTTCCGTAGTAGCCCATTCTGCCAGCGCCTGCGCCTTAGGCAATGCAGTAAACACGTCAGGGTCGAGTCCTTCCGTAGCTTCCACTTCTTCCGCATCCGGGTCGCGAGCAATGACCAGCGCACGAAGCTCACCTTTCTGGCTTTGCAGCAGGCCGCGTAACGGTCCGCTGTCCTTGTCGCACAGATCGGTCATTTTCGAAGTCTTGGCCACCGCATACACTACCACTTTCGTACCTTCTTCCGCTTCCTGGTAGAATTCCTGTACCATCTTATACAGTCCGGCGTTGTTTTCTTTTGTCACGCCAAGGTCTTCCAGGCCGGTAAGGCGGTAAATCGTGTAGGGGGTATTCAGCTTGAATGTTTCGGATACAGCTGTTCCCCCGCACACCAGTGCCAGCAGGCAGTCTTGGCTTTCGGCTACCGTGCCAAGCTGACCTGTCAGAAACTTAATGGAGATTTTGGGTAATGCCATACGCGTTCCTCCTATTCTCCTGCTGCATCCTGTACCAGTGCGTACACACCCTTCTTGTCGTTGCGACGGATGGTTCCACCCACACGAATAAGGAAGGAATAGATGTCACCGTAATACAGCGGGTTGTCTGTGCTGTCAAACATCTTCACTTCTCCCAGTGCACGGCTCAGGCTGTTTGTCTGCCATGCCAGACCGGCTGCGTTGTCGCTTGTTGTGCCTGAAACACTCCACTTTGTCAAAGTTCCACCGGTTGCATAACGGAGTACCTGCGAACGCTGCATCACATTGAATGAGAACAGCTGTCCCAAAATACCTCTCTGTGCATCGGCCGATGCAAAGAACGCACGCTGATCTCCTTCTGTCAGGTCGTCGAGCAACTGTGCATACATATAGGCATCAAGAAGCAGGTAACGTCCTTCCTGGGGAATGTTGTCAGCATTGAACTTTGTCATCAAATCCAATACATCAGCTTTTACAAGCGCCTTACGTTCTCCGGTTGCGTCCTTAGTATATGCCGTTACTTTTTTTGTTCCAGAAGTGCGTACAAAGTGAGTGCTGTCTGGTGCCCAGTTGTACAGCATCTGTTCAGCCGCTTTTTCAATCAGTTGCAAACGGTCCTGACTGATTACGCTGTTACGCTTGTTGTAGCTAAGTTCCACCGTTTCTGCATGTGGAATACGGATAGGGTCTGTAGTCAATTCGTTCAGTGAATATTCTACATCCACATCGGTACGAGTCTTTACCTCAGCAGGAAGACTGGAACGGTCAATTTCAACCGCACTCGGAGCACCCGCATTTGGAATGTGTACTTTCTTTCCCATGTTAACGTACATATCGTCGTTAACCGCCTTACTCATAAATGAATTGTCGGCAAACAGACCTTCGATGATCGTTTTCTGCCAAAGTTCTCTTTGAATAGCCATAGTTATTTACCAAATTTTTCGTTATACTTCTGTTTGTACAGTTCCGGATACTGGTTTTTCAGTTCAGCCAGTCTTTCTGCCTTGTCAATCTCGTCCCAGCTCATGTTTACCAGGTCGTTCTTTCCTGCTCCTCCTGCGCCGCCTCCTGTCTGAAGAATATCTTCTACGCGCACAGTTCCTTTCTTCGGCATCTCTTCAATCGCCTTGCGGGTGTTGGCTTCGTCAGACATCATCAGGTTCATAAATACAGGAACCTGCTCTTTAGTCAGTTTTCCTTCCGCTACCGCCTGATTCAGGAAAGCCTGGTGTGCGGTTTTCTTGCTTTCCGCAATCTGGTTAGTAAGTTCTGTTACCCTTGCTTCCAGAGCAGGCACCTTGGCTGCCTGATTCTCCATGGTGGTAATGTGTTTCAGCATGTCTTCTTCATTGGCCATATTGGCGAATGAGGAGCGTTTTTTCAATTCTTCGAATAAAGCCATATCTCTTGTTTTTTGTGGCTCGTTGAGCCGGTTCATAAAATAGTTATATACTTCCGTGTTGGTAGCGTTTTCGCTCAGTGCCTCTCCGGTGTCTACTATCCCGTCAATAAGGCCCATCTCCAGTGCTTCGCTGGCCGAAATCCAGTGTTCCGACCCGTCGAAATACTTCTTCCTCACTTCTTCCGCATCCATTTTGCAGCGGCTGGCAATCATGCGCGAAAGGTCATTTTCGAGAGATTCGGCCAGATCGGCCGCTTTCCGCAGTTCGTCGGCGTTTCCGTAGCTACCGCCCGACACGCGGTGCAGCATGATGCGTGCGTATTTGTTCATGTAAAGAGGCTTTCCGCTCAGTGCGATGATGCCCGCAATGCTGGCAGCCAGCCCGTCTATGTATATCGTTACATCAGCATCCACGGTGCGCAGCGCATTGTAGATGGCAATGCCACTGAAGACATCGCCACCGTTGGAATGTATGTGTACGTCGATTTTGCCGTATGCAGCAGCCAACTCCATCAGCTCGGCCACAACGCGCCCGCTGTCTACCTTTTCTCCGTTTCCTACATTACCGTACATCAATACGCTAACCGTTCCCTCACCGGGTATCTGATTTTTGAAAATCTTATCCATTGTTCCGCTTTTTTCTCTGTGGCAAAATTCGCAATTCCCCGTAAGGTACAGAAAGCTGTTTTTCAGCGTGCTACGATAATGTGGCATGATGAAAACCTGCTTTCTCGCTCTCACCTTATTACAAGAAATTTGCTCCGTAATGAATTAATTATCGACTATGGCAGACTTGAAAAGTGAACAGAAAAAGATGCTGGCACGCGAAATCTACCTGCTCGGAAGCTACACCTACGAGGAGATAGCGCAGAAGGTGGGCGCACAGCGTCAGACTATCAGCCGATGGGCAAAGGCCGGAAACTGGGACAACCTGAAGGCCGGAATGACCGTGACACGCGAGGCGATACTGAGCAGAATGTATCAGCACCTTAATAACATGAATATGGCCATTCTGGAGCGTGAGCCGGCCAAACGTCAGCCGGATACGAAAGAAGCCGACGTGATGGTAAAGCTGGCAGCCGCCATCAAAAGCATGGAAACAGATGTAGGAATCAGCGACATCATCAGCGTGGGAATGCGTTTCGGTGAGTTCCTTCGCCGCATCGACCTGGAGAAAGCAAAAGAGTATGTTAAACTGTGGGACGTGTTCCTGAAAGAACAGATTAAGTGATATGGCTACCTACGAAGAAAAACAGAAGCTGAAGGAATGGGAAGAATACCGCCGCGACATTGAATGTGCCACGCCCGTAGAGGTGAACATGACGGAAGCGGAGAAAACCAAGAAGAAAATGTATCTGGAGGCTCACCCCGTGGAATGGATACAGTATTTCTTTCCCATGTATGCCAAGTATCCTTTTGCCAAATTCCAGATTAAGGCCATTAAGCGCATACTGGAACACGACGAATGGTTTGAAGTCCTGAGCTGGAGCCGTGAGAGCGCAAAGAGTACCATTGTGATGTTTTGCGTGATGTATCTGGCACTGACCGGAAGAAAGAAAAACGTCATCCTGGCAAGTGCTACCGAAACCAGCGCGGAAAAGCTGCTGCGTCCGTATAAGGCTAACTTTGAATCTAACGGACGCATCAAGGCTTTTTACGGTGACCAGCCTGTAATAGGACAGTGGACCGACACGGAGTTTGTCTGCAAGTGCGGATGTGCGTTTACAGGCGTGGGCGCAGGTAACGCTCCCCGTGGTACCCGTAACGGTGCGGCTCGTCCGGATGTGCTGCTGGTGGACGACTTCGACACCGACGTAGACTGCCGTAACCCCGATACGCTGAACAAAAAGTGGAAGTGGTGGGAAAAAGCCCTGTATCCTACGCGTTCCGTGTCTGAGAAAACACTGGTTATCTTCTGCGGAAACATCATCGCCAAAGACACCTGCGTGGCACGAGCCGGTGCCATGGCCGACCACTGGGATATAGTGAACCTGGTAGACAAGAACGGCAAAAGCAACTGGCCCGAAAAGAACACACAGGAAGCCATAGAGCGAATCCGCAAAAGCATCAGCAAGGCGGCCTACGAGGGTGAATACATGAACAACCCCGTGACGGAAGGAAACATCTTCCACAACCTTCCCTACGGAAAAGTACCTCCGCTGAAGAAGTTCAAGTTTGTGGTAATCTACGGCGACCCTGCCTACAGCAACAGCAAGAACAAAGCCAGCTCCACTAAAGCCGTATGGGCGTGCGGAAAGATACGCAGCACCTTCTACATCATCAAGGGGTTTGTAGGCCGTGTCACGAATGCGGAGTATATCGACTGGTTCTACCAGCTACGTAAGTACATCGGAAACCAGTGCACCGTGTACTGTTACCAGGAAAACAATACGCTTCAGGATCCTTTCTTTGAGCAGGTGTTCAAACCCCTTATCCGTGAGCAGAACGAACAGCGGAAAGATAACCTCTACATCAAGGGAGACGGACGCAGCAAAATGGATAAGGCCACACGTATAGAGGCTAACCTGGAACCCATCGACCGGAACGGCATGTGGGTGTTCAATGAAGAAGAAAAGGATAACCCGCACATGAAGGAACTGCGCGAGCAGTTCAGCCTTTTCGAGCTTTCCCTTCCGTATCCTGCCGACGGACCCGACTGTATAGAAGGATGCTTCAACATAATCAATGAGAAAATAAAAGAACTCGACCCCGGTGCGACCATCGGCTACAGCGAGTTCAAAGATAGTAACCCTTTTTCATGGTGATATGAACAACTTTATAGAACTTACCGACTACGATGCCACGATACACCGTGACATCCTGGACAGCCTGCTGCGCGAAGAATCCGGAAGCAGTGCCGTTATTGAAGTCTGCGAAAACCGTGCCATCGCCACCGTGCGCAGCCTGCTGAACAGCCGATACGACTGCGATGCCATCTTTTCAGCACAAGGCGAAGACCGTAACGTGCTTATCCTGAAAATCTGCCTTGACATCGCCGTGTATGAGATATTCTGCCAGCACAACCCTTATAAGATGTCAGACATCAGGAAGGAACGGTATGACGACGCGATGCAGTTCCTTCGCGATGTGCACGACTTTAAAGCCAACATAGAAGGACTTCCAGAACTTCCTGCCGAAACGCAGACCGACAACAGCCCCTGGCAGATAGCCAGCAACGAGCCGTGGAATTCCTACTTTTAATCAACTTTTAAAACCCTTTTAAACTATGGCCAGACCAAAGAAAAAACGCCGCATCACAGAAGGCGGATACACCCAGATAACACCTGCCTATACCACCGGACCCTACGCCCGTGTGGAACCCGACATCATCCTACAGATGCCGGAACTGTTCTACTTCGATATGTCGTCCTACATCAGTGCGCTCAACGCAGCAAAAGCCATCGACTTCTACAACCGCACACGATTGTATGACATGTACGAATCGGCCATGCTCGACCTTCACCTGGGCGGTATCATAGAAAAGAGGAAGGTGGGTGTAAGCCGCATACCTATCGAGTTCCGGAGAAACGGAAAGCCCGACGACAACGTGAACAAGGAAATCCGTTCGCCATGGTTCCGCAAGTTTGTGAAGGAAGTGCTCATGTCAAAGTTTTACGGATACAGCCTGTTCCAGTTCTACCGTGGCTATGATGGATTCATCAACTACTACCATGTGCCCTACAAGCACTACGACCCCGTACGCCGTGTCATCCTGAAGTATCAGAGCGACACGGAAGGCATACCCGTAGATGCCTTTGAAAACATGCTGTTTGTGGGCGACAATCCGCGCGACCTGGGAATGATGGCCGAACTTCTTCCGATGGTGCTCTACAAGCGCAGCAACTTTGGGAACTGGAAGCAGTTCTGCGAAATATTCGGTATGCCAATACGTGAGTACACCTACGATGCAGGCGACGAAGAAGCACGCAGCCGACTGATTCAGGACGCACGCCGACAAGGAGCCAACGCCGTGTACATCCATCCCAAGGAAAGCAGCCTGAACCTGATAGAGAGTGCCAACAAAAGCGGTACGGTAGACCTGTACGAACGCTTCAAGGATGCCTGCAATACGGAAATGTCAGTCCGCGTGCTGGGTAATACGCTGACTACCGATGCCAAGAGCACCGGCACACAGGCACTGGGTACCGTTCACCAGGAAGAAGAAGACATGCTGAAGGCCGACGACCGCGACTTTATTCTCGATGTGCTGAACTACAATATGACGGACATATTCAACGCACTGTGTGTAAACACGGAAGGCGGTGAGTTTGTCTACGTCAAGAACCGGAACCTGAATCCGAACCAGCAGGTAGACGTGATTCAGAAAGTGAAAGCCATGGGTGTGCCCGTGTCTGACGACTACATCTACGAAGTGCTGCTAATTGACAAGCCTGACGACTACGAACAGCAGAAAGCCGAAATCAAGGCGCAGGAAGAAGCCAACCGCAAGCTACAGCAGGAGATGGCCAACCAGATGGAAAAGCCGCAGGACACGGAGCCAAAACGAAAGTCAGACCGACGCATGAACATGGATAACGAGTCAAAAGCCTGGTACAAACGGGCGCAAACCGACTTCCGCAACTGGTTGAGCGATTTTTTCGGAGTAGCCCCGAAAAAGAAAGACGGGGCTTTGCCGTTTTAATGGACAACCTCTACGGTGAACGCTGCGGCGTGTGCGGAGGTTTTCATAATCAGCTGGAGCAGGGTTTCGAATTCAGCAAGGAAGCCCTCACACAGATGCTGCGCGACATCTACGACGGGATGAACGTGCGCGACGACATACAGCGTGATGCGTTCGAAGAAACGCTTCGCCTGTTCAATGAGGCCACCGTAGAAGGGCTGTCTGCTTCCAGCTATCCTACAGGCGATGAACTGTTCCTGGAACAGCTTCGCACCAATAACGAAGTATTCTCTGCCTTCCGCACTCACCGTATGCAGAATGACCTGGCCGCACAGCTTATCGACAAGGACGGAAAGCTGAAACCATTTGAGCTGTGGCTTGACGATGTGCAGAACATTACGGATCATTACGTAGTGCGATGGCTTCGCACGGAATATGACACCGCCATCCTTCGCGCCCATCAGGCGGCAGACTGGAAGTACTTCGAGGAATACAAGGACGTATTGCCGAACCTGCGTTGGATGCCTACCACTTCGCCCGATCCTGACATAGCGCACAAGCAATACTGGGAAGCAAAACTTACCCTTCCGGTAAACCATTCCTTCTGGACGCGCCATCGCCCTGGTGACCGATGGAACTGCAAGTGCTCGCTCGAAGCGACCGACGAACCTGCCACCACCGGCGAAGTAGGCGACTTCAAGCCCGTTCCTTCCGTTCCCGGACTGGATAACAACCCCGCAGACGACGGAAAGCTGTTCAGCGACTCGCATCCGTATATCAAGGAAGCATATCCAGGAGCAAAGAAAGCTGTGGAAAAGATTGTGAATAAACCAGTTCTTGATACAGCTTTTGATAAAAAAGTTACTGATAAGGTAACAAGTATAGAAGATGAAATACGAATGAATAAAAATTTTGAAACAGCTGTTGCTGTTGATAAGAATTCAAATGTTATATTTAGGATAAAAGGAAGCCAATCAGATGTGCAATTAAGTGTAAACGATGCAAAAAAATTAAAAGATTGTATTTTAACTCATAATCACCCAGGAGGATGGAAATATGACAAGAACAGAATGGGACACATTGGTGCATCATTCTCTTTAAATGATATTGTACTGGCAATTAATTACGATCTGGAAGAGATAAGAGCTGTAACACCATTGTATACTTTCTCGTTAAAAAGACCTGATAAAGGATGGGGAGTCAAATCAAAAACTTTAATACAATATTACCGTAAGAAAGATAGAGAATTAAAAACAGAACATTATTATTTAAGAGAAAAAGGAATGATTAGTGAAGAAGTTGCTAGGGCAATACATAGTCATGAACTTATAAAGAGAGTAGCTAAACAATATAAATTAGAATATTCTAAATTAAAAACAAGATATGAATGATGTTATTTTAGATGACCGTACTTTGTGGCTTAATTATTTTAAATCGCAATGTGCCCGTTGTAAATTATATAACGATTTAAACGCTTCATGCAAAGCTTTTCCTGAAGGTATTCCATTCAATATGCTTGAAGGTAAAATCACACATGAAAAGCCTATAAAAGGACAAACTGGGAATTATTTATTTACACCTGAAGAAATTTAGTAATGCCCGCACCCGACATTCAAAAACAAGTAGAAAACGCTGTAAGGCGTCTGAACACGCTCTACACCCGCACACTTCCCGTCAAGGTAGGAACAAAAGCCGTATCGCTGACGAAGAAACGCTTCTCTGACAGCGCTTTCAACGGAAGGGCATGGCAGGAACCCTACCGACGCAAACTGAGCTTCAAAGGAGCGCAGGCCAGCTACAAGACGCTTCTTTCCGGAACCAACCATCTGCGTGATGTCACCTACTTCAAGCCGGAACCCGGAAAGGTGTACATACGTAACCAGGTGGACTACGCACAGATTCACAACGAAGGAGGAAGCATAAAGGTAACGGCCAAGATGAAGCGGTACTTCTGGTACCGTTACTCCGCAGCCAAAGGCGCACGTCTGACGAAAAAGCGCGGCGGACTGAGAAAGACCAAAGGAAACGAAGCGCTTACACGCGAAGCCCTGTTCTGGCGAAACATGGCCCTGAAACGTGAAGGCTCGCTTATTCGTATGCCGCGCCGCCACTTCTTCGGACCCGACGCAAATATGTCGAAAGAAATTCGCAAGATAATCGAAAGAGAATTGCAACTATTTGTAAAGAATTATGGAACATATTTTAGAGAATCTCGTTAACTACATCGGCGAACAGATGCCCGATATGAAGACCGTGGACGAAGACTACGGACAGTTGGAAATGATTGACGAAACCACCCGCGAAAGCTATCCGCTCACCTTTCCGGCTGTGCTGGTAGACGCTGCGGAAACAAGCTGGAGCAATGTGTTAGGGTTGAGCCAGGAAGGCGTGTGCACGGTGCGCGTGCGGCTCATTATCGACTGCTACGACGACACGCACTATCGTAGCGGAACGGTGGAAAAGATTAAGGAAAGAGATGCTATACGGCGCAGACTGCATCTGCTGGTGCAGGGGCACGAAATAGAAGGAAGTACGCTTATTCGCACAAACAGCCGATTCTATACGGCCAACCATGGCATAAAGGTGTACGAGTCCACCTACACGGTGAAAGTAACGGAATACTTTACACGCGACGAACAGAAAGTGCCCGATGTGAAGATAAGCATTACCCCTGTGTTAAAACGATAGCTGAAGGCTCAGCTGAATGTGTTGTGCGGAAATCTTTTTCCGCACATGTTTTTTTGCCTCGCCCGACGGCTTGAACTGGTCGTTCTTCACCATCTCACGGATAATGGCCTGAATGCGGTATTCTGATAAGAAAAAAGCTTTCGACAAGGCTTTCACTACGTCGGAATAATTACGCAGAACCGGCTCCAGTTCAAAGTAACTGTGTGCTATCTGACGGTTTCGCTCTTCTATTAAATGACTGTTTCTTCCCATAATGCTACGGATTAATAGTTGATGCAAGTTGGCTGCTGCATTTTTGTTTCTACAAAAATACGTAATTCGCTTTAAAATACCAAATTTTCAACTCTTTATGCCGTCGCGTGCCTACTTTTGCAATGTCATGACAAGTTAACTACATTATTCACACTTAAACACAAAAGATTATGGCAATTAACTACAGCGTAGCTAAAATGCTCAATCCGCAGGACCGTGAAAGCGGAGAGTACAAGTATTATGCCAAGGCACAGGCTTCCGGCTCAGTTGGTATCAACGAATTGTCGGAAGAGATAGCGTATGCCACCACACTGACCGACGGTGACGTGCTGAACGTAATTCGTGCCCTGGTGAAGCGTATTAACCTGCACATCGCAGCCGGACAGATTGTGAAGCTGGAGAACCTGGGAAGCTTTCAGGCGCAGCTTCGCAGCACAGGAACCGCCACGGAAGACACCTTCAGCCCGTCGATGATTAAAAAGGTGACTCTCCAGTTCCGACCGGGCATCGGACTGAAAGGTCAGCTGAACAAGGCGAACCTGACATTCCACAAGGTGAAGAGCCTGAAGCAGCAGGAAACAGAGGAAGAACCGCTTCCGTAATTACTGCATAGTAATTGCATAATTACTGCAAGGTAATCATTTAATTACCCCGTAGTAGCCACGTAGTTACTGCGGGGTAATTTATTCCTAATTATTTTTATTATCTTTACGAAAACACATACAACATGCACGCTATTTATTTGACAGACCTTGCACTGCGATACTTCCCGCGTTCTTCTGCACGCAGTGCCGTTACCCAGCTACGCCGCTGGATTGTTCTGAACGAGGAACTACAAAAAAGACTGGAGGAACTTCACTACAAGAAGGGGCAGCGCACGCTTACGCCGCTTCAGCACGAGGCGATATGTCATTACCTGGGCGAACCCTAAATTAATTAATAATGAATAATTAAAAATGAAAATCCCCGGCATCCGGTTGCGGTGTCGGGGATTTTTTGTTAGTCTTCGATGTAATCATCTAATAAAAGAAGATCTCTCATGTAAATGTCTCTTTGATACTTTGATCTAAAGTCATCCCTAAGAATTTTCCAACTTCTTGGATGTTCTGCCTTTTTGCATTTTATAGCATGCTTATTTGTATCGTCAGCTCTTATAATAACAAAACCTGATTTACATACTTTTTCTTGATCGTTTGCGTTCATAACTTTAGTATATATTAAATCCTTCAGATTGTTCACAAAATTCTGCCATTGATTCAACTTTTTGTAAAAATTCTTCACTTGGAGGTTCAGACATTTTTCCAAAAAGTGACATAATCACAACTTTTTCTGATTCTGTCTTTTTATCCCATTCCTTTCTTAAACCTCTTTTTACAAATACATATCCTCTAAAAAGTCGAGCCATAATCAATGCCTCTTCTTTAGAAACAGAAAAACCATCGTTACTTACCGGACTTCCATCATTACGAGAACCATCATATATATATTTACCTGGATCAAAAGTATTTTTCCCATAATTAAACAAATATCCAGCGCCTGTCTCTTCTAAAATAGTAGGCCATGTAAATATCATTCCAGATTTACTGTATATTCCCTTGTTTATAGGTATCAAATCATATCCCATATAATTAACTTTTTACTGTATAAGTATCTTCTTCACATGATTCGATTCTCATGTCTATCTCACTCTTTACATCTTCGAGAACTTCCATCGCTCCTTCATTGGTGAAGTCTGAAAGAACCTGGTCGATGAAATCCATTATTTGTTCTTTTTCGCTCATATTATTCCTCCTTTTCTCTTAAATCATTAACGTATAACCAGTGGTCAGGATTGAAAATCTTTATATAATTATTCCATTCTTCATTGTTTACCGGAACTACTAAAGCTGTACATTTATAAGAGTTAGATAATAAAATAAATTCTCCTAATCTTTCAGGAACTTCTTCTATACTATGCCATAGTTTATACATTACCCATTCTACACCAGCATGGAAGCCTGCTTCAAAATCATCCCTTCTATGTATATCTTGAACATGAATAGGAGTTGGTGCCCATATCCCTGATTCTTCTTGTGCAGCTTTTTCTATATCTTCTATTTTCATAAATCAATAATTTCGGTTTTTAAACTCTTACGTACATCTTCCATCATGTCAAGAGTGTCGTTATTCTCTACGTTGAAACAGACACCCAGCCATACGGGATTTTCTTTTGAACGCTGTACTGATAAGTCGCAGGGGCGGTTCCACTTCACCCACACATACATGAACTGACTGATCATGCTGTAGTGAATCTTCACCGCCACTCTGCGAGGTTTGAACAGGTCAGGCATTCCCAGCGTTAATGAAGATGCCAAACTTTCCGTCGTCGCGTGTCATGGGGTCGCATCCTCCAAGCAGTATCGCGCGTTCCTGGCAGCGTTCATTCTCGAACACGCAATACTGACACGGATTGTCTAAGCTGGTAATATTGGCTACTTCCTGGAATTTTATCGGGGTTCCGTCGTCTAACGGACGGACTTCCCCTGGTTTCATGTCGTTAATCATCTTCTTCTATCTTTTTAAAGTCTTTGCACCCTTCAAAATAGTGTCCCCATTCATGGCTCATAACCTGAAGCATATTTTCGGGGGCTTTAAAACTTAGTTTCTTTGCGAGTGCGCAAAGATTCTTTTCTGATTCTCCAGGCTGAAAGTTTACGCACTCGTCACAATAGTTAGTAATCATCACATAGCCGATAAAGACAACGGTAACTTACGTTCTTTTCCTTCTTCATCCTTCATCGTAACCTGGATGAACTGGCATGTAGGTACGGGGCGATATGCAGCCTTGATGATGTTGATACCGTCGATAAACTCTGCATCGCGGCTGGTGGCTGCCAGTTTCTCCAGTTCGAGCACCTTGTTGGCTTTCAAGGCTCCCTTGCGGTCTTTTGCCAGAAGGCCCATGACTACCTGCACAAGTTCTGCGCTGTTTTCGTCCTTTGCCAGCGTCTTCAGGTACGCCTTCACCTTTTCGATGCCAGCTTCTACGGTATCGTCCCATCCCTCGTTTACGCGGTTTCCAAGCGTGATGGACATTGTACCATCGGCTGTGGTAAATGTGTCGCTCTGACGGTCGGATTTCGTTTTAAACAACTCGTTCTTTGTCTTGATAAGGGTGGCAAACTCTGTGAATACTTCTTCTTTCAGTCGCTCCATTTCGCTGGATAGGTTCTGAAGCTTTTCCACTGCGTTTTGTACCGTCTGGTCTACAAGTTGCTTGTAGGCTTCGCGTTCGTTCTGTACACGGTCTTTTTCGGCCTTGTCTTCTGCTTCCAACTGTGCTTTCAGTGCTGCTCTCTGTTCTGCTGTCAATGCTTTTAAATCAATCATAATTACTTGTTTTTAAAGGTTAATTAAATTCTGTATAATAAAGCCGTATAGGCCCTCTGTTCCGATAGATGCGCATGTAGTATGCTCTTACTTCGCTAAGGTTGTCCGTATCGTGGCGGCACCTCACTTCCAGGTGATGACCCAGTACGTTAATCACTACGCGCCACACTCTGTATTTCTTCTTCATATCGTTCCTTCCGTGCTATAGGTTATTTTTCCTTTCTCCTTACCGGTCACGAGGCGGTAGTTTTCTTTCGCCTCGCGATTCAGTTCATCGTACCTCTTTACGAGGGTGCTTCTTTCGGCCACCAGGTTGCGGAACTGCTGTCCCGTCATTTCGCGGCTTCCTATCTGCGCATTAATCCGGTCGATGCGTTCCTCTATGCGGGGAAGTTCGTCCAGGATGTAGTTAATGCGGTTTATGCGCTGGTCGTTAACATCGTATTCAGCCATTCTGTTTTCGTTTAATAGATTCTAACTTTGGGATAAGTGCGGACAGCTCTTCGCTGTCCAGTTCGTAAAGAGGCTTCCCGGCGATGCGAGGGCTGCGAAGGTAGGCGTTTACCGCATCCCAGGAAGAGGTGTCTACTCCAATCTGCTGAAGGCGTTTCAGCACCGCGCTGCGCTGCCATTTCAGCGATTTCTCGATAAGCCTTTCTGCCACCGGCTTGATGGTGGTGTTGGCTCCGGTGATGTAACCAGCCAGGTACTGCGACTCGGCATAGGTGAGTTCCTTGGTGGTGTTGGTGCGTCCGTCGGTCAGCTCCATAATCAGTGCGCGGTACTGTTCCTCCGACAAGCCGTAGCGTGCATACAGCACGTGCAGCTTCTTAATCATCCATTTCGGTATCATTCTCTTGGTTGTTTCCATCTGTTTCTTTTTTAGTTCCATTTTCGAGCCAGAACTGGCGGTATCCTTTGTCCCATATCACGAAGAATCCTTTCGGACCTCCGTTGCCACGGCCTACGTACGATGCCTTGAAGTGTTCTATGTGGATGCGCTTGAAGGCATCTTTCTTCAGGTCGTAGGCCGTATCGCCGTCCACATCGTTACCTTTCATGTGAGAGATGTAGACAAACACTTTCTTCTTGAACTTGCTGCGAAGCTCGATGAAGTCGGCCGCACGCACGCGGTACAGGGCGATGAAGTATTGAAGGGAGTCAATCATTATCACGTCTGCACTGCGCTGCTTGCTCAGTTCTTCCTTCAGTTCTTCCGGATGGCAGGAGTCGGTGAATGAGATACGGCTGCATCCGCTACGTATGCCGGCGTTGGCCAGTGCCTGCTGGAAGTCGTAGCTGTCGCCCATCTCCAGCGACACGAACAGTACCTTTTTCCCGATTTCGTCGAACTCCTTGGCCAGCTGAAGGCAGAAGGAAGATTTACCCTGACCGGACTTTCCGTAGACTATCCAGTTTCCCGTAGCCTCCGTTTTGCCGAACAGGTCGGCAAAACGTGGGGAAAACGGCACAAAGTCGTACTTCCGGTCTTCTATGTTCTTGATGCTCCAGTTTCTCATAACTCTCCATTTTGTACCTGACGGCGGATTAACTTATCCATGATCATTCCTTCCAGCTCGCGAAGGTCGTCAACTAACCACACGGCTTTCCGTGAGTCTTCCGTGGGATATTTTTCTACCTTGTCAAGCTTTCCCCAGATTTCGTCCTGCTCTTCTGCGTCGGTCACTCCGTTGGCGGCACAGATGGCGCGTACGTCCTTCTTCGTGGCTCCCAGCAGGGTGATGTAGTTACGCACTACGCGTCCGTCTATCTCATCGAATCCGTCCACACGGCCTACGTTTCGCTTGATGTTGCGGCGAAGGGTTTCCGTACCTACCAGCAGACAGCCCATGCGGTATTTGGTGTCGTCATACAGCGGGATAAGGCAGGTCATGGCACTGTTAGAAAGCTTGCCTGCATCATCGAGCACCAGCACCGGATTACGGTCGGACATACGGTTGATGGCAGAGGTTATATACTGTAGCATGTCATCTGTATCCGTATAGCGGGTGAAGGTGATACCCAGGCATCGGCCCAGCTTCTGTAGGAACTTCTTAGCCGTCCACTTCCAGCACTTCAGGTAAATAATCGAGTTGTCAGGGCAGGTGTTGTAAAGGTCGATAAGCGAATGTGTCTTTCCGCTACCGCTTCGGCTGCTGATACAGAACCAGCGGTGGTTTTTCTTGGCGGCGGTCAGGTAAAGCTTCACCTGCTTGTATGACGATACGCTTTCTACAATCTTCCAGGTGTTGTCATAGTAGTTCAGTCCTACGGCTATCTTATCGGCCATCGAATCTTCCTTTGCGCCGTACTTACCTGCACGGAACTGTGAGAAGGCAGCGCCCGATACGTCGCACTTGCGTGCCAGTTCTGCGGCCGATGATCCACGCTGAATTAATGTCTCGATGTAGTCTCTAAGTTTGTTTGCGTCCATAGTTCAATATCTTTTTAATGGGTTATTAAATCAGTTTTAAATTATCTTGAAAATCCAGCGTCTGTAGAGCTGAACTCATAATCATCTTCATCGTCAGGATAAACCGTGCGCGAGGTGCGTGTGTCGTTTTCCTCGTATTCCACATCCTCGGCATGAAGGCGGAGCTCGTTACGGTTGTCCTTGTGTTGTCCGCGGCTGTCGGTAATGCAGAAACGCTCCAGTATGTTATGAACAGGAAGTGCATGACTGAACACGCTGTCGCGTATGGTGTCGATGTCTCGTTCTGCCGTTTCCACGATTTCCTTTTTCAGCGATTCGTTAAATTCATTGATGCGTCGGCGCTGTTCGAAGTGTTCCGGCTTCTGGTCTATCAGTGCCATGGGCACGGCTTCTTTTTCAGAGAGCAGGTAGCGCAGCGTACCGATTTCCTTTCCTTCGTCCTTGGTTCCTTTCTTTCCGGCATTCGTAATGAGCACGTGGCTTGTGTCGTCGGGGTCGTAGCGTACTACCCAGCTTGTGCCCAGGTGGTCAAGCAGCGAGCGGTCCAGACTGTCGTACACGTACTGCATTCCGTTTCTCTCCATGATGATGCCCCTTGACTCCAGTTTGTTGGTGCGTCCGCTGGTCTGACCCATAAGCAGAAGGTACTGTTCATCGGAGAAACGCATCTTCCGTTCGTCGGGTGTCTGGCTCCATGCCTTCATGTAGGCTTCTATCTTCTTTGCGCGTTCCATCTGCATCACCTCATGAATGCGGCGTATGGCTTCCTGCTCGGTAGGGATAAACTTTCTGTGTTCATTAAGCCACTCCACATTCGGCTGTATCTCCTTGCTGGAGGTAATGCCGAAGCCTGAGAAGGAAGGGAACTTCTGAAAGTATTCCAGAATGAGATACTTGAAGTAAGGTTCCACTATCTTGGACTGTGCATTCTTGACTTCCGCAGGTGTGAGATACTTCGTCATCTGCTCATAGAAGGGGAAAAGCGATTTCTTGTGGTAGTTGTCGCACTGCATCTGCACCGGTATGTATCGCTCGCCAAAGAGTTCGCGCGTGTGGCGTACGGCGTTGGTAAGTGCTTCCTTGATAAGGTCGTCACATTCGTTTTCGCCGATGGCGTAACCTATGGGATACTTGCAGCAGGCATCAAGCACTACGACGATGGTTTTGCGGTTGTGATAAGTGGTGCGGCGTTCTTCGCGTACGGTACCGCCCTTGCGCACCTTCTTTACTTCCTCACGCTGGAAGAGCATTTCCACATCCCAGCCATCGAACACCCAGAAGGTCATAGCGGTAAGCGGAGCCGAACGGCGCACCTGCTTCTTCAGGTTGCTGTTCCATTCGCCTATGCCCCGACGGCGTGTCTTGGTCACTACATCGTACTTCTGACGGTATGCGCCGATGGTGGCTGGCGACTTGATTTCCTCCAGCCCGAATTCTGCGGCCAGCTTGTTGTATTCCTGCATCACCTGTACGTTGTTCCAGTTCATGAGCGACTCGGCCAGCTCGCTGCGTTCGCTTCCCTGGCGTTCCTTCAGCTTCGATGCGGCATCGTTTCCGTAGTTCTTATGGATTACACTGCGGAACCCGGTTTCATCGCCAGCCTTACGGGCTTCCTCGTATGACTCGCACTTGCGCTTCAATGATTTCCACGAAGCCGGAAGGTGATGCGGAAACAAGGGTTTTCCCTTGGCATCCTTCACATCGAGGAGAGACTGACACTGTGCGCCAAGGCGTTCCCACACGTTGATGCGTGTGCTTCCACCTATGGCACTCTGTTTCTGACGGTCGCGAAGGCGAAGCAAAGCTTCCATCACGTTTACCGACAAGGTATATTCGTTTACTTTTTCCTGGGGGAGTGTGTTGTTATCGCCGTAGCGGTATGCCTGGAAGAAAGTGTATGCCCTGTTGTTGTATTCCACTTCCTTCTCCAGCTCGCTCTGCTGGTCGCGGCTTGCCAGTTCTGCATACGGGTCTCCGTATTCTTCTACGTACTTGCGCTTGATGTCTGGTCTCATGGTTTCAAATTCTACGAGGGCAGGGTTTCCGGGTGTGCTGCGACGGGCGATTATCAGCTGGCCTAATCGACGCATCTTATCAAAGCAAGACTTCGATATTAAGCCTGTTTCGCTTCCTACTCTGTATTTTTCGTCGAAACGAATCACATCGCAGGCCAACACGCAAACCTTATCGTTATATATTACTGCCATTTGTTCAAATCTTAGATTGTGCAGCCTCAGGAATCGAACCTGAAGCTAAGCCGCCTGCATCTTTTTGCCTTGTCAATACCTATTGCGTTAAAGATTACTTCATACCAAAACCAATCCTATGACAAATTCACGTTATCCTGAAAACGTGCAGGTTCTTATAGCTGCGTGTGAGTTATCTGTCTGCCTTGTCCATCTTTATTGCTACGGGAACCAGCGATGCAGACAAGAGTGCGATTCCGGCTATATTCAGCCATCCTTCTGTAAATGTGTTCGCCACTGCAAGGGCGAGTATTGCGATAAGTATGTTTCTTGTTTTCATAAGCTTTCGGTTTTTAAAGACCGTCATATCTTCACAGACGGACGGTTTTTGCTACATTTGTAGCGTTCTAACAACTAAAAAAACTACTGTTATGATTACTCCAAAAATGAAAGACGATGTTATTAACATCTTGTGTTCTGGTACGTTTAATTTTGACGTACATTACAATGTTCCTAAGACTGCTTTTTTAGAAGAACTGGCAGATAAAGATGATCCTTCAAAATCGTTCACTGAAAACCAGCTTGTCTCTATCTTTTCACAGTTCGAAAGAATGGGCCTTATCTCTGGATATGCCAACAATTCCAGAACTGTTGAATTTGAGGTGCTTGTAGAAGCAAATGATTTTTATATACACGGAGGTTTTCAAGCACAAGAGGAAATCTTAAAAGCCAATATCGAAAAGCTGAGTCAAGAATTAGACCTTCTTAGCAAACAGCTTTCTCCGGATCTTCTTGAAAAAGCCAACAAACTTACTGGAATCAGTTCTGCTATCCTTTCGGCGTTGTCTCTTTTTAAGTCCTAACAAAGACGTTTCCAGGTTTCTGATAGGGTCGGATTCGTCAAGACTCCAATACTTACGTACCGACATCCTATCAGAATATACCTTTTCGTAATCTACATATACGGTTCTTTCCACATAATCAACTGACATACCTAATTTGCAAGGCTCTCCAACAGAAGTAATTTCTATTATTATTTGTTTTGTACTTTCCATAGTCAATCATTTAACAACAAAATCAATTTTAGCCAGCACCTTGTCAAGGTTCTGCATTTCATCCACCAACCGCTGAGATGCGGTAAACTCGATGGTAAATCCGTCATAGCTGAACGGTACAGCATACGCTACAAGGAAGTTAGCCAGACGCTGTAAATACTTATTAGTGCTATACGTTTTCATTCCTGTTCAGACTTATATTCATTACTTGCTTCCTTCAGGCTCTTGGCACCCATAAGAACACCGCCCATTTCAAGGGCAGCCTTACGAATCATGTTCGATACTTTGCTATGCGTGCGAAACTTCAATGCACTAATAATTGTGACATGACTGACGTCAAACTTTTTCGCCAACTCACGGCGATCACCGTGTTTCATTAAGATTTCTGCCATAAATTCTATATTTAAGTAGTTAATATCAGCGTATTAGCATGGGTGAAACAATATATTTATTATCTTTGCGCCCATCTTTAGTTTTCTAAATACTCTGCAAATATACAATAGATTTCGCCACATGCAAGAAGAAAAGCAAAATATTTCGCCAATAAAACAAAGAATTTTGTCTTTTGCCGAAACTTTAGGCATAAGCAAAAGGGAGTTCTATACACAAATAGGCGTTTCAAGAGGTACGCTGGAAAGTAAATCAAGTATTACAGAGGATGTAATGGCGAGATTTATCGCCAGATTTCCGCAAGTTTCACCATCATGGCTACTTACAGGAAAAGGAGACATGATTATATCACAAAATACAGACATGAAAAACGAAGAACTACCAGTAGCGCATCGCACTGAATCAAATGAAGGGATACCACTTATTCCGATTAATGCCATGGCCGGTGCCTTCACCGGTGATCAGTCAGTCATGGAATATGAATGTGACCGATACATCATCCCATCATTCAAGGGAGCAGACTTCCTTATAGGAGTGAAGGGAAGCAGTATGTATCCTCGATATAACAGTGGTGACATTGTAGCCTGCAAGCGTCTAAATCTTCAGGACCTCTTCTTTCAGTGGAATAAAGTTTATGTGCTGGACACTGACCAGGGACCGCTTATCAAGAGAATAAAGCCGGGAACAGACAAAGATCATGTCACCATCGTATCAGATAACAAAGATTATGAACCATTCGAACTTGCAATAGACCACATCTATCATGTGGCTCTTGTAGTCGGAGTAATAAGAGTAGAATAAAAGATATGTTAGAACATTTTTATAACTATCCTTCTGTATATTTTGATGAAACAGAAAGAGATATGAATGATTTAAATGGCCCCATATATGAGGCCATTTCTGAACTGTCGGAAAGAGAAAATGTAAAAATCACCCTTGTGCATTATCTTTCTGCGAAGTTTTCAAGGGGAGAAAGTTTTTTTTCGTTGTTTGATATTCAATGTGAAGAGACGCGAATTCAAAATATATGCGCGTCTTATCTGAAGAACCAGCATCTGGTAGCTTTGAGCCTTCATAAGGAATATCAGGGAAATACTTCTCTCGTAAATGATGAGTTGGCTTCCAAGATGCGATAAACTGAGCAATACGGTGGTGAAATTCATTAAAGTCAAGTTTGTTCATCTCTTTTTCATTAAGAGGTGTAACAAACCCGTTCATTGCATTTTCAGGAGATATGATATTCTCATTCTCATCAATAACATCTACTATTACACGTAAATACTTTGCCATGGCGTTTTCAATTCATTTTGTACAAATATAGCGATTTACCCCCACATAAATCACTTATTTTTCAGATAAATACTTAATTATCAACAAGTTATTTATTTAATTGTACGCGTAAAATGTAGAATAAAGGGTATAACTCAAACGAATAAAGCGTTATTTTAACCATGTTTTAACCAATAAAGGGTTTTACTCGGCTATAAAAATATCGCAAAAAGTATGCGTGTAGTATGCGTGTTAGGAACATTTTGTTTTGCGTTTGGTATGCGTGTAGTATGCGTGTTAGTACGCCTGTTCGTGTTTTTAACGGAATTTTAACAGATAAACTCAACAAAAAAGCCGCTTCCGGAAATCTCCTGAAAGCGGCTTTAATCTTCGTTTAAAAGGGGTTATTTAAGCACTGAGCGGGTAATGATGGCCCTCTTTGTCACCGTACGGCAGTGTTCTGTAGGCAGCACCTTGTACAGGTAGCTTTTCTTAATTCCTAAAGTATTCTCATCCAGTTCTTTATACACCTTTTCTATAGACCCGAAGTAATGGTCTTCTTTTTCGAAGATAAGGTGAACGTGTATTACTTTCGTCAT